AAATGCTAACTTAGAACTTGCTCCAGTAGTCACTGAGACTGATGAAGAAGCAATGGACAGAATCAAAACTAGATTCAACATCTTAGACGATATGGCTAAGGCTACTATCGCAGGGGACATTAGAGCAATGATTGTTTCAGGTCCTCCTGGTGTAGGTAAATCATATGGTGTTGAGCAACAAATGGAGAAGGCTTCATTGTTCGATCAACTGACTAATAGCAGAACTAGGTATGAAGTTGTCAAAGGTGCAATGACTGCTCTAGGTCTTTACGCAGTACTTTACAAGTATTCTGATTCTAAAAACGTCTTAGTGTTTGATGACTGCGACTCTGTTTTTCAGGACGATCTTGCTCTTAACATTCTTAAAGCGGCACTTGACTCAGGCAAAAGCAGAAGGATTTGCTGGAACTCTGATTCTAGTCTTCTTAATAGAGAAGGTATCCCAAACAGTTTTGAGTTCAAAGGCTCATGTATCTTTATCACTAACTTGAAGTTTGAAAACATCAAGTCTAAGAAGTTGCAGGATCACTTAGAAGCCCTTCAATCAAGGTGTCACTTCTTAAATCTTACTATCGACAGTGATAGAGATAAAATGCTTAGAATTAAGCAAGTGGACAGAGATTGCGAAGGCGGTCTGTTCAGAGACTACGACTTCAACGAAGGTCAAGGTCAAGAAATCTTTGACTTCATGGAAGAGAATGCTCACAAACTTAGAGAAATCTCAATGAGAATGGCTCTTAAGATTGCTGACTTATTCAAAGTGACAGGTGTTAACAACTGGAAAGTGTTAGCCGAGTCAACTTGCATGAAGATGAGGTAACTCTGTGTCAGGAGTTTGGGGCGGCTTAGGTCGCCCCTTTTTTATTACCGTTTAAGTAGGTTAATAGGTTAAAAGGAAGTATAATATCAGTATGAATATAGATTTTACAACTAAAGAACAAGTCATCTTTTTTATGATGACCACTTCCATTAGTCTATCTCATTATGATTACAAATTCATATCTAATATGCAATCCTTAACGCATGACAAAAAGCAAATTACATCAGGTCAAGCAGAACTGTTTGATAAACTTTTACATAAGTATAGGAAGCAATTTGCAACAAACGGTTATGACTCTACTAATTTAGTTGAGTTACCTTGGAAGTGTATAGTTGTAGAAAGTCTACCCAAGTACACTAATGCAAATGTTGACTGGGACGATAGTGTTGGTAAAATGACTATCAGAGTGCCATTCAAAAAAGAATTCATATCTAAATTCAGAAAAGAAATGACAACTTATTTTCCAGTTGATGATTATACAGATAACACTCAGCAATGGACTTGGATAAGTGAACGTAAAAGATATGAAGCAGAACCTAGCACTCATGCATTGAAGTTAGCATATGATATCTTGCCTAATTATTTTACGACAGTGTATCATAACGAAGTAAAAGACGTAATTAAAACATTAGAACAAACTAACGTAGAATACAAAGACCCAACGTTGGTCTGTATTGACGGAGAGTATTCAGTAGTAAGTTCTAATAAAGTGTTGGATGAGTTACTTGCAGACGTAACATTATCTAACACTCCAGAATGTTTATATCAAATTTCACAGTTTGGTATAAATGTAGATAAACCAATTACTCAGGGTAATCCTGAACTTGAGTTTGCCGCAAACTATATCGTAGAATGTGATATAGATAAGATAAACGATTGGTGTAATTGGTTAGTCAAGTTGGGTGTAACTGATCTAGCCTTGGGAAGAGGAACTCCTGAGAATAGATCATATCACACAAAATCTGAGTCATCTCAGATGGGGATATTTAGAGAGTGCCGAGAAGCATTTCAAAAGCATAATTTAGATATGCACAGAGCCAAGGGTGAATCACTTTTGTTTGATGTGATTGAAGAATCAGACAAGAAAAAAACTATCCCTGTGTTAGTGCAATTTAACTCTATAGTAGAACCAGAACAATGTCATGGCGATAACCAAAATGGCAAAATAATAATCATAACAAACGGGAGACCAATATCAGTAAAATGAACACAACAGATAAAAATTTTCACATTAACTTTTCACCATTCTATGCAATAGTTGCAGTAATGATGTTAATGTTTGTAGCAAATAAACTACAAGCACAAGAGATTGAGGAAATTGTAGTAATAGGCGCAACCATATATGAAACAGAGTCGGATCCTTCGACTGATGTGAATGTATTAGAATCAATTATACCCGAAGCAACAACTTCAGGTGGATATGGTTCTTTTTTAGGTTACACAGAAAGAGGAACACAAACAATCCACACAACTATTTTTAGAAATGGTGTCCCGGCAAACGATGCAGGTAGTGGATGGTATGATTTCGGTCATGATTTTTCTACTGGTAATGAAAAAGTAAAAATAGTAAACGGTCCTAACTCAGTCTTATATGGCTCGGGTAGTTTAGGCGGTTCTATTTTCATCACTGATGATCTTAAAGACGGATCGATTCTTAGACTTGGTAGCAATACATTATTAAGTCACACAGGTAGTGGTTTAAACATCACTTACTTTGATGCAAAGAATGATAGTGTAAGAACTGACAACGATGAACAAGATAGTTATAACAATTTATCAGTCAAAGGACAAAAAGAATTTGGTGACTGGAAAGTAAATGTGACTGGAACAACATATGAATATGACTATGATAATTGTTATACAGCATCTTTTTCACAGTCAAATGATTGCGTTCAGAACGGAGACAAAGGTTCCTTATCAGCAAGGAATGACAACTACACGTTTGGTTACACATTTAATAATGCTAACTATAAAACAGAAAGTGTAGAAACATATAAGAGTGATGCAGAAAGGTTTTATGCAGACACTAGACATACCGTTGGGAGCAATATCTATGGTGCAACTGTTGAATATGAAAAGTATGAAGACATGTCACAAGACTCTATCTCTGCGTATGCATTGCTGAACTACGAGCCTATTAACATAGGTCTACGTTTAAGTGAAGATGCATTTGTATATCGTCTAGGTGCAGAATCTAATGATTGGTTTGGTAGTGTTGGAACATCATATCGTAACCCAACTCTTTATGAATTGAATGGTGATGCATGGACTGCTCCTAACCCTAATTTAGATCCTGAAGAAGCATTTGGTGGAGAGGTTGGATACAAGAACTTTACAGTATTCAAATACAAATTCAGTGAAGGTATTAATTACAGTTTTGCAGACTCACAGTTTGTCAACACTGGATCATATGATACTGAAGGTGTTAGATACACGAATAGTTTTGTTGTCGAAAGACTTAATACTACAAACATAGGTGTCGAGTTAGGTTATACTAACTCTGATCAGCCACGTGTCCCTGAGTACAAAGCAATCATATCATCTACAACAGAATTAGAGGGATTTGATATCACATTCAGATACACTGGACTATTCAATAGAGAGCCTGGTGCATATGATGGTACTGAAATGTTAGATGATGTTAGTTCACTTGACTACAAAGTTGAGAAATCATTTCCGAACTACTTGCTATCTTTTACTATAAGAGATATACTAGATGACGAATTTGAAATGGTACCTAACTACCGAGCAGGTGGATTAGAGTACTTCTTAACACTACAATATAGGCCTTAATCGAATGCCCGGAATCGCAACACTAAAAATTAAAGATGAAGTCAATCTAAAGATTGATGGACTTGAGTTAGATGCTCGTAGGGCACTAATGCAAAAGTTTGAGTTTGAGGTTCCTGGTGCACGATATATGCCCAGTGTTAAGTTGGGAAGATGGAACGGCAAGGTTAGTTATTGTAGCCTTGCTGGTTCCACATTTATAAATTTATTAGAAGACATTATTCCAATCTTAGAAGAATTGAATTATACAATTGAATTGGAAGACATGCGTGAGTATCAAACGCAATTCAACTTTACAGAAGTTGAGAAAGATACATTCAAAGATGTTCTATGGCCTAAAGGACATGTCTGTGAGGGGCAATCTATTGAACTTAGAGACTATCAAGTTCAAGTTGTTAATGAGTTCTTAAAGAACCCTCAATCGATACAAGAAGTGGCTACAGGGGCAGGAAAGACTATTATGACAGCCGCACTGAGTAAAAGTGTAGAATCATATGGTCGTAGTATTGTAATTGTACCTAACAAAAGTTTAGTATCACAAACAGAAGAAGACTACATCAACATGGGCTTAGATGTAGGAGTATACTTCGGTGATCGTAAAGAATATTTCAAACAGCATACTATATGTACATGGCAGTCTTTAAACATTCTGCTAAAGAATACTAAGAGGGGCGAAGTAGAATGCACCATCGATGAATTTATCGAAGGAGTAGTCTGTGTTATTGTAGATGAAGTACACATGGCTAAAGCAGATGCATTAAAGCAACTCTTAACTGGTGTGATGTCTCACGTTCCTATTCGATGGGGACTAACAGGAACAGTGCCTAAAGCAAGATATGAAAACATTGCTTTACAAGTAAGTCTGGGACCTGTGATTAATAAGTTATCTGCAAAAGAATTGCAAGATAAAGGAGTACTTGCTAAGTGTCATGTTAATGTGGTACAGTTACAAGATGAACAAGAATTCAGTAACTACCAAAGTGAACTAAAGCATTTGCTTAGTGATGATAAACGGTTAGATAAGATGGCTAGTTTAATTGATTCGATACAACAATCAGGTAATACTTTGATTCTAGTTGATCGTATCAATGCAGGACATGCTCTTGTAGAACGATTAGATGATGCAGTATTTGTATCAGGAGGAATGAAAGTTGTCGATAGAAAAGAAGAATATGATGAGGTATCCACTGCTACTAATAAAGTTATTATTGCTACTTATGGCGTGGCTTCTACTGGTATTAACATTCCTAGGATTTTTAATCTTGTACTCATTGAACCAGGTAAAAGTTTTGTTCGTGTCATACAGTCTATCGGTCGTGGCATTCGTAAAGCAGAAGATAAAGACTTTGTTCAAATCTGGGACATAACAAGTTCCTGTCGTTTCGCAAAGAGACATTTAACCCAACGTAAACATTTCTACAGAGAAGCAAACTATCCGTTTGTTGTAGAAAAATTAAATTACAAATGATTTTACCGATTAACTTGATTACATCTGCAAGGAGCAGTATAATAACACAATGAGAATACTTACATTAGAAGACCAGTTTTATAATTTAGAAACGTTACCAGAAGAAATCGATGACCTTCGATTTGCAATCTTGGATAACTCTAACCCTACATTTGTAGATTACTATTACATACCCTTAATCTTTTTAGAATCATTTAATGCTCCAGCAGTTGTATTGCAAGTGGGCGATAAACAGATTAAGATGCCAGTTGATTGGCAAGTACTAATCGGTGATGAAGAAGGTGGAGACTTAGAAACACTTCCGCTATCAAGTTTGAATGACAGAGGTTTTTCTGTGTTCTCATTCAATCCTTTATCTTCATTTGCACCTAACTTTCTTCCAATAGAGATTGTTGATATCTATTCAGATGTAACATGGTATGCTCCAAGACTACGTAATGGTCAGTTCTTGTGTGTTCCTTTAGACGATGGACCCAAGCCAAGATGCATTTACTTTGTTAAAGAGATTAGTAGAAATTGTGAAATTGTAGATTATGCTCAGGTCTTTTGATCATTGGAAAAATGTATGTAAAATACATTGGAAAGAAATAGTCACACTATCTATTGCATTGCACTGGATAGTTGATTTGTTTATAATAGGTCCTATAGCAATTGCAATAGGATGGTTTGCAAGAGGTTACTTTGGCTAGAACTAAAACACCAGTAGATGAAAAGTTTGAGAAACAAGACTTTAATTTGTTTGAAGCAATAGCGGCAATAGATAAAAAAGATTACGGCTACTATGACAGACTAACTACTGAACAACAAAGAAAGTTTGTTCCGTTTATGATGGTGCATTGGATTAGTGTTGTAAAGGGTAAAAAAGAACTATCACAGTATTACTTACAGAGTGTTGACTATCATGCCAATACTCATTTGTTTAATGAAAACGTAATACATCATCCTAAACTACAATGGTTGATGTTATGTGCGGCAAGCCCAGGCATTGGTAAACAGTTTCATGCTTGGATCCCTCATATCAAAGCAGGTGTCAGCAAGTTAAAAGATAATGCAAAACCTAAAGACATAAAGGATTATTATAAAAAGGTATATCCAAAACTAACAGCAGGAGACTTGACTGAAATAGCAAATGCATTTTGTGTACAACACAAACGCAAAATATATCTAGCAGAAAAGTTTCCAGAACTAAAATTTGATGAGGTAGAATTACTTAGTGAACTCGTTACAGATAATGAAATCGAAGAATACGAAAAAGAACTCGGCAACTAAATTTGGTTGCGACTTTTGTGGTCGATCTTTTGCAAAAGAAAGTACAATCGACAAACACATTTGTGAGTACAAACGCAGATGGGGAGATAAAAATCTCAAAGGTAACCGTATTGGATTTAATGCATGGTTAAATTTCTATGCACAAAACACTTCCAGCAAGAAACAAAAAACATACTTAGACTTTACTAAAAGTTCTTACTATCTAGCCTTTGTTAAGTTCGGTCATTACTGTGTCAATACACGATGTATTAATGTTAATCGTTACGCAGACTGGTTGCTTAAGAATCAAATCAGAATCGATAGTTGGACGAGTGATAAAAACTATACTAAATTTATTGTCGAGTATCTTAGACAAGAAGATCCATTAGATGCGATTGCTCGTAGCATGGAGACACTTATCGAACTTTGTAAAGATGATCAGATAGAAAGTAAAGATGCATTTAGATATGGTGCTCCAAATAGAATCTGTTATGAAGTAACAACAGGAAGAATATCTCCTTGGTCTGTATATCAGAGTGAGTCTGGTGCAGAGTTTTTAAGTAAGTTAGATTCAATACAACAAAAGATGGTCTTAGAATATATCGACCCTGAAAAGTGGGCAATCAAATTCAAACGTGATATCGAAGTTGTTGCTGAAGTAAAAGAATTACTCAAACAAGCAGGGTATTAATGAGTGATGGATTAGAGATAACGTTCTACAAGTTAGACGGCAGATGGAAAGGGAATGATATCTTCAAATGGATGTGTACTACTGTTATTAAACCTCAGTATGAACGTTTTAGTCCTAGACCATTAGCACAAACAGACTTATCAAAGATTATTAGATTTAATCAATTACGTGATTGGTGTTGGGATACATGGGGACCGAGTTGTGATTTAAAAGACTACGACAGAATACATGAACTATCACACTACGTAAGCCTAGCACAATACAATGACAGTACACATGATACATTGAATGAACATTGGTGTTGGTCTAATGAAGAAGATCATAAACAAAAGAGAATATACTTAGCCGGAGATAAAGAACGCACATGGTTAGAAACGAGGTGGAGATGACTGAAGAAGAACATATGTTAGGAAAAGCAATAATGGGTATTGTCGCATTTATATTAGTATTATTAATAGTAGGATTTGCTTTGTTAAGAGACTTTGCAGATATAGAAAATAAAGATATACCGATTAATTACCTTGACGATGTAGTTAATGAATCAACAAAAAAGATCGCATGACCCAGTGGCATGGTGGTAAAGGTTCCGGACGCCGTAAGGGAACAGATCAACAAACTTATGCTGATAATTGGGATCGTATCTTTGGAAAAAAGGATATCGTTAATGATCAATTATCACATGAGGGTAAAGGGTTTGATATCATTAATGATATCATCTCAGACGACCTTATTGAACGTATAAACAACAGAAAAGAAGAACTCTACCCTGTACGAGCATCCACACATAAAAAGCAATACGCAGAAGCAGAGGCATGTAAGAAACTGTTTGGCATTGCTGTATGGTGGAGTCAACTTACAAATGATTGGGACGAAGTACAAGAGATACATGAACTTATCTATCCTGAAATTAGCAAACATTTAGATGATGCAGTATTCTATGCAAGTGATATCGTAACAATAAATGGACCAAGTAGATGGGTAGGTCCTCACATAGATACACCGCATAGATTTGAGAAATATAACAAAAGAGAAAACAATGATATCTGTGGCATACAAGTTATCATTCCACTTGATGACTTGAACAAAGACACAGGAGCAACTGGAGTTATACCGTTCAGTCATCAACAAGATTGGAATATACAAGATTGCTATGAAGGAGTACATGATGAATACTTCTTAGAAAACGCAGAACAATATGACATGCCCAAAGGTAGTATTCTGTTTTACAATACTCGTTTGATGCATTCTACTATGCCATTGCATTTACCCAAAAAACGTTCCATTCTATTGATTAATTACCTCAGAAGTGATATAATAGTAGAAATAAGAAACGAAGATAACGTGTGGAGTTCTAATGGCAAATGATGTAATGATAGATATGGAGACTTTGAGTACAGATCCTGATTGTGTTATACTAACAATCGGTGCTGTTCGTTTTGATCCTATGGGTACTGGAGTCGTAGAAAAACTAGAACTACGCCCTGAGATAGATTCTCAGACAGAAGAATTCGATAGACATATAAATCCAGATACACTAAGGTGGTGGGGAGAACAAAGTGAAGATGCAATTAATGAAGCAATGGGCGACAACGATAGAATCCCGTTTAAAGATGCTATGGATAAACTGTACAAATTTTGTTGGAACCGCAGAGCAGTTTGGTCTAATGGTGCTGGTTTTGATATTGTTGTGGCAGAGAATGCTTTTAGACAGTTAGAGAGTCCGATACCATGGCCTTTCTACACTATCAGAGACACAAGAACAATATATGATCTTTGTAATGTATCTCTTAAAGATGGTCAAGCAGTAACGTCTCACAAGGCTGTAGAAGACGCAGAGCACCAAGCAATAGTTGTACAACGTGCATATCAAAAACTTAAACAAGCAGGACTTAAATGAGTATTCAGTCAGATATTGACATAGACTTCGGAGACAGAAGTAAACTACTTAAATTAATCAGACACATTCCTGCGGCAATGCGTGAACAAGAGCCAATGAAGAAGCATCCTACTGGGGTATACATTACAGATGTCCCCTACGATCCTGTGAATGATATGTGTAACTTAGATTACAAAGAAGCAGATGAACGAGGGTACTTCAAGTTAGACTTGTTGAATGTCAACATCTATAAGGCAGTAAAAGACGAACTACATTTAATTAGTCTTATGACAGAGCCTAACTGGGAACGATTAAAAGAAAGAAATTTTGTATCTGTGTTATTGCATTTAAACAAACAGTTTGATATAATGCAAAAGATGCCTGAACCTATTAACAGCATTCCAAGACTAGCAATGTTCTTGGCTATTATTCGTCCAGCAAAAAGAAATCTTATTGGGCAGACATGGAAAGAAATAAATAAAACTGTGTGGATCGATAACAATACTGGTTACACATTTAAGAAATCACATGCTGTGGCATATGCACAGTTAGTTGTAGTACATATGAATTTATTAGAGGAACAAGATGAGTCAATATGATGCAGTCGTGGAGAGACAAAGACAAATGATAGAAGCAGAA